TTGTTGAGTGTGAATTCGTAATTGGTGTTGTGTGTCTTAGTGACATCAGAATCAATGACATTAATTACACATTGTGCTGTAACGTGCGCGAACGCATGAGCAGGTAGCAACAATTTTTGTGCAGTAACAAAGATTCCACGCAGAGTCATTGAACGACCATTAGCTCGAACATTAACCGCAACGCAATTCTTATCGAGAATATCTCGAATTTCACTATTGCTTGCTGTGGCTAAACTGCGAGAAGCTACTGGAATTTCAAAAGTCGATATAGTCGGATTAGCGACATACCAGACATTCTGTTTCTCTTCTTTTTCAATCTGAGTTTCCAATAGTTTGTCGGCTTGCAAAGCATAAGTTATGCGCGTGTCTTCTGTCGTAGTGATTGTGGTTGTGAAACCAAACTCGGCTGTTTCAGTAGTTTCAGAGATATACTCTGGCACAACTTCATCCTCAGACTTCTGTGGTGTAACTTTCCGTTTCTGGACAGTTTTATCCTCAGACTCCTGTGACGTAGCCTTCCATTTCTGGACAGATTTGTAGCCCTGATAAGAAGCCAAGGCAACAGTAATCATGGTTAGACCAGCCACTAATCGCCGAATGCGCACATCTTCACGCCACTCATTCAAGCGTGCGTAAAGAGCAATGCTTTCACGTGGGGGCAAGTGGTTAATAGCTGCATAAACAGGATATCTTGTCAGTCTAAACCTCGAAAGATAGTAGACAACATAAGATACAAACCACTTGACACTGAATATGTACATCAGAACCCATACGGTATAATCTTCCATTGGAGTCAGACTAAGCGATTGCACTTGCATACATGGACATCTGCCCAATGGAATTAGGCAATCCTTGCAAATATCAATCTTGACCATATCAGCATTCTTTTCAACAGCGCGCGTTTGGTTTCCCTCATGCACTTGTGCTGCTGTAAGAAAGTGTTTAACAAAGTCGTTAATATCAGAAAAAACTGCAATAGTTTTAAATTCTGCACGCTCGACCTTGTCGGTTCCAATCACAGGATGGATCTCCATGACCTCAATCTCCCAAAAATCCGGAAAATCTCCTTCGTCGCATTTCAACTTAGATGGATCAATAAAAAGCTGGTTAGAATGCAAAAATTCTTGTTTTGGCTTAAGATTGACCACATACGGTAAACGACGATTTACTGCCAATGGGCAAGCAAAATATGTCGTGGTGTTAAGATGCAAAGTATTGGTCGTAGCGACTACCAACTTGGCAAGAACTGGAGTAGTTCCCTTAGCCTCCAAAGAAGCTTGGTTAGGAACGAATGGTACGTTATTGACAATACCCAACATTTCGATGATACTATTATCAACCTCAGCGGTCTTACTAGGATTCAAGAAAGCGATATCATCCATACGAATGCACCATTGAGAGGAATTGAATCCACTCCAGAAATCATCAAAAGAATTCCGGCAATAACATCCAGCATCACTCCTGTCCAAATCAAAAAGCGAACCATACGCATTGTAAACAACCTTTGTGAAAGCTGATTTGGCAATACTAGAATGGCCTGCAATAAGAACTCCAAAAGGAGCCTTACGTTCAATCTGTGCAGCACGTCGTGTGATCTCAGTATTATGCAATAGTTCTAGAGAACACAGTTTTCGACGTATAGCAACATTTTCAGTGCCAGCACTCTTTGCTGTAAATTTAACATACGCTTTACCTTTCTCAATAGCAGACTCTAAATCTGCTTTGAACTTGAAATTGGTATTATCGAGCGCAGTTAAATTGTTCGTGAAAGCAGCTAGATTGAGTAATCGATCTGCTTCTCTCAGCCAGTCAACATACACCTTTTCGGAATGAAGGAAATTGTCAAAATCTCCGGTAACATACCAGGCGTTTAGACGTTCTGCAACAAAAAGTGCAGTATCCAATATCTCAAAGAAAAAACCTTTCTTCGAGGAAAAAGCTGATGTCAATTGGCGCTGCTCAAACTTTGAATAATCTTCATCATTTAGTTCGAGCCCAATGTGTTTCAAATAACCTTGAACTAGAGCATACGAAAATAGGTTCTGCAATTTCTTAACAACCTTATTTTCAGTAATGTTCCTGACCATGTCGAAACTCTCACGCAAAGCATGCAGAATCTCCGTTGAATCAGCTTGCACCACACTTGGTGCAAAAATAGCATCAATTTTATCGGAAAAATCAACCATTGCACTTCTACCCAACAAAATTCGGTAAAAGACTTGAAATTCATCAATGTAGTCTTGTATGGCATTACACCGTTTAAAACTCCGATAAGCAATAGCGATATTATTCAAAACATCTATCCAGTATTTAAAATCTGGAATTTTTAGTGCATCCATCTGCTTTGTGACCAACTTGACCATCAAAACAAAGGATTTGTACCCAGTATCTTGGGTATCAGCACCTGCTTGCACCTGCATATTTGCAGTCATACAAGCGCGCTCAAAAAGAACGCTCCAGGAGAGATGTGGAAATCTCTCCTGATCAAAGCTAACTCGTAGATGTTCGTCAAGAGACACAACACCAATGAGTGAATCGCGATTTCGTGGCACAACTTCTGTGCCATTCAAGATGACGAAAGGTAGCTGTCCATTCACGGTGTCCATTACTGAACGCCGGATTGTAGCGTAAATATCCTCACATCTATGAAAGCCGAAAAATCGGTACTTTCGATCAAGAATCATGATATCGAAATAGCATTGTTTTGTGCGTTCATCATACAAGATGATATTGGCACGTGTGGTTGGGGGCGCAATAGCGCAAAGGGTATTCTTGGCAGACTTGGGGTCGTTGTTATTTACAAGCGACGACATAGTTTAGAATATGGGGGGGGAGGTAGTTAAGTCTCCTACTTATATTTATAAATTTTT